TCAGGATCTAACTCCATCACTTCTTCAACATGCGAAAGAGTTCTGAATAATCCTTTTAAATCTTGACCACCATCTGCTACATATTTAGCAGCTACTTGAAGTTCTTGAGGAAGAGAGTTAAAAAATTCTTTAGGAGTATCTTGTCTTATTTTATTTTCTTTTTCTTGAAAATTAGCTTCAAATAAGTCTCTAAAATCTTTAGTAGAATACTCTTCTAAATCTTTATCATCATCAAAGCCAAAAAGAGTCCCTTCTTCAATCATTTTAGAAGCTAACTCTTGCAATGCACTCTTGTCTGTTTTACGTCTACCTGGTTTAGATTCTGTTTGTTCAACATCAGATATCATATCATCTAACTCTAATAAAGCTTCTTCAACTTCTTTAGCAGTTTCTAGAGGACTATTATCACTTGTAGTATCAGTCTTGTCAATGAACGTTGTATCAATCTCTTCTGGTTTAGAGAAAAGGTTTGATTTTTTTTCTTCTGGTTCAACCTCTTCTACTGGTAGCATTACACTCTCAGCTCCTGGTTGACCAAACATTTCTTCTAAATTTACATCTATTGTCTCTACCGTTGTAGAGTCTTGCATTTGAGTTTCCCCATTTAATTCTTCTTCCATGTTTTACTTTTTGTTGGTTATTACTTTAATATACTAAAATAAATCTTAAAGATTTAAAATTATCATAAAATTTTATATAACTTTTTTTCATTATATAGCTAAACTATTTTTTCTTTTCATCCTTTGATGATTTTACATCATATTTATTTTTATTTTCTTTAGCAATTTGTAATTGTTTATTTGCAATATCTCTTTGAGCTTGAATTTTTTGTTCTTCAATACTTATTTTTTGATTATGCTTTGTCATATCATTAGTTTGCTTTTCTCTTTGCATTTGAGTTTGTTGCTGATATTGCTCTGTTTTTCTAATATTATCCATTTCATCTTTATAATCAGACTGTTGATTTTTATTAAGATCAACCATTGAACCATATCCAGCAGCTTTAATTTCTGCAATAAGAATATCTTTTTGTCTATCCTTTTCTTTTTCCATAGCTTGAGAATCAATTTTCATTCTTTCTTGTTGCTGTAGAGCTTGTAACTGCTGTTCTTGCATTTGTTGTTCTTGCTGCTGTTTTTGTTGTTGTTGTTGTTGTTGTTTTTGTTCAGAATCTTTCATAGCAGCATTAAGTTCAGCAATAGAATCAGATTGAATAATCTTACCTAAATCGTATATGCTAGCACCTGTAGTATTATTTTGTACAGCCATTTGTTTAAGCTGATCTAGAATAGCTCTATGATTTGCAGTAGTTGATGTAAAAATATTTAAATCTCTCATTAATAAATCTGTTCCATTTATTTCAAAATTTACTTTTTCATCTGCTGAAGTAATGTACGTTAATCTTGTTGAAGGATTAGTACTATGATAATATTGTGCTAAATCAGTTCTCATTTGATGAACTCTTGGCATTAAATAGTCACAATGTTGTATAAAGTAAGTTTCTGTTTGTGCATAAGATGCATTAGCAGCTTGTTCAACACCTGTTGCAGTTTGTTGAGAAATTTGCTGACCCATTCTTTGCGGGTTAACGCCAATCACTTCATAAGCTTGTTGTTTAAAATAATTAGATAGTTGAATTCTAGACATAAGTCTATTAGTCTGATCTAAATCAAGTTTTTGAAAATGTTGGAAATTTAATGCATTTTCAGTATTTGTAATAGATGTATCTAAAGGTAGCATTTGAAAATCTTTCATAGCTACATAAGCTTTAGCTAAGTTACCTTTACCCCAATCTTCTCCTAATGAATGTTTAGGAAGTGTATTTTGATCAAGCATGATAACAGTACCTAATTCATCTACTAGTATATCAGCTATTTGATTGTTTACAATATTATATCCAATTTGAAAAGGTTTCATTAAATCTACAAGTGCAGTAGATTTTGTATTTCTATCTGAAAATACAGATCCTTCTACAGGAAGCTTGCAACCATATAAAGAATTATCTCCTTTGAATTGAAATTTAAGAGGACCAGGAGTTTTTTTATCTATTCCAATATACATAGGACTCATTCCTGAAGAATTATTCATACCAGAATAACTTGGAAGATTAGGTCCTATTTTAATGCCACCCCATACTTCATTAATCCAAATCCATTCAATATGCTCTCCAAAGATAATATTGTCTTTACTTTTACCTTTAAATAATCTATTATCATAAATTGGTTTATCAGTTACCTTATAACTTTCTGTAACAATTTCAACTATTACTTCACCACTATCTGTTACTTTAGTTAAATGTCCTAACTTTCTTTGAGATTTCCAATAACATGTAGTAACTCTTATTAAATCTAAAGTTCCTTCTGTTCCATAATCTTCACTTTGTGATAAAATTTGCTGTATAGTATCACTACCTTCTACTACAGATCCAGACATTGCAGAAGTATATTGACGCATTGCTAGTGAAGGTCTTTGAGTATTCCAATCATGGGATTTACTTGCATCATAAAAACTTCCATCATTTTGATATCCACCTAATGCATAGCCTGCACCTCTTATTGGATAAATTGCTTCTAATGCTTCTAATTGATCCTCAGTCATTAAATACCCATATTTATCAATAGTATCTGATGCAGTAATCATATCAGTATATCCAACCCAATTAGAGTCAGATATATATCTTGAGTCTGGAGATTTATGATAAAATGTTAAAAGAGGATTCCAAAGTTCTACCTCATAGTCATCTTCCATCATTCGCATATGCCAAAATTCTCTATCTGTAATTAGCATATCTCTAAAGCCTCTTTCTTCTAGTTCATCTAATCTAAATTTTTGAACATCTACTTTATGTTGATGAGTTGCCCACTCTTCAATCATAGATCTATAACTCTTTTTAAAGAAACCTTCTATTTCAGGAAGAGATTTAATTTGTTCTGGATTTAATGCTTGTTGAGCTTCTTCAGAATCAGGATCTAAACCTTGTTCTAATAATGCTGCTAAAATTTTAGTTTCAGCTTGGGTCATTAAAGTTTGCTCAACCATTTGTCGTTTTTGCTCAAGCATTTCATTATAAGAAAACTCATCAACAGCTCTATAAGTAAGTTTAGTAGATCTTTTAGCAAATTCAGCTACTAAAACATTAATTACATTAGGTATAATAGGATAAAATTTTAATTCAAGTGCTGAACCTGAATCTTCACTTTGTGTTAGGTTATCAATAATTGTTCTTGTTTCAATATCTTCTTCAACTATATAATCATTTCTGTCAATATGACCTTTTGCTAATTTATAATTTTTAGAAAGTCTTCTTGAATTTACCTGCAATTGTTTTATACCATTCCACTCTAACCAATCCATGTTCCATGCAGCCCATTCAGCATCTTTCTTTTTTTTAGGTAAAAATTGTAAAGGTTGGGTAATTGATCCAACTCTGTTTTGTTCAACCTTAGCTCCTTTTTTTAACTGAAGTGCATTATATACTTGCATATTTATTATTTAATATTTTTAAAAGCAGATTTTTTATAACCTTTGCTTTTTGATGTTTTATTTTTTCTACCCATATGCCTAAATGGACTACTATTTAATTTAAACAAATTTTCTGACTTTTGCAACTTTTTAGCAGCGTCATCTCTTATAACCTGTTTGGTATAACCTCTGTTAGACTCTTGTATTCTCATGAAAGAAACAAGTGCTACAAATGATACTAATCTATCTACGTTAACTCCATCTGCGTATTCTTGCATTTCTTTTATAAGCATTGGATCAGGAATTCTTTCTATCCCATAAGTTGTTTTTACAACTGTACCATCTTCTTTTGTTTCTTGATCAAGTTCTTCTCTAACAAATTCTATCCCATAACTAAGAAGATGTGATTTAAATAAAGTACCTGTGTTTTTCCAACCATATTCTTGAAATACATTTTTATTAGCACCTAAATCTTTTAAGAACATTATTTGACTTTTAGGAACTAAGTATCTTTGTTTCTTTCTATGAATCATATAATTTATAAAAAGAGAAATGTTATTCTCTATTACCGTCCATGCATTATACCATTCTATAATAAGTTCTAATCTTTGATGTGTCTGTTTAATATCATCAAATCTTCCACACCAAGCAGCTACTATTTTACTTTGTTCAATATAGGTTTCTGTTTCTGTTCCACTTATTTTAGTAACTTCTACTGAATTTTTAACCACATAAATAGAACAAAGAGAATCTGATGTAGTAGTTTTACCTTCTGCAACGGGATCAATAGAAGCATAGTAAGATCCAAAATCTGGTTTTTCTTTATTAGGTCTTTCCCATACAACAAGACACCCTGTTTTATCTTCTGTTTTTTTATTTACAGGAAATTGTTTTATAGGATGTTTATTACTTTTTTTAACAGAAGGTTTTCCTGTTTCATCAGTTGAAATATCAAGATACTCATAGCCATATTCTTTTTCTTCTATACGTCTTGCTTGTGCAGCTAATAAGTGAGTAGGAAATACAGATACGGATCTATTATCAAAAGCTTCTTTAATATTTCTAGGATGCTGAGATATTCTTAATTGATAATCTTCTGGAGCAAGGTCTTTTTTCCATTGAAGAAATTGATCTTCTAAAGCTTGTAAAGCTATTTCTACAAGAGAGTTGCCAAATTCATCTATATGAGGAGGCATAGACCATTGTTCAGGTATAAATAAACCTGACATACCTATAGTACCTTTACCATCAAGTAAATTTGTTTCTACAGCATATATGTCTTTTGCTTTAGGATTTTCAACCATATCCTTAAGAGGATTACATTGAGATAAATCTCCTACAGATCCTGCAGCAATAAACAACCCTGTAGTTGTAAGTCCTGATCTCATAGCAGGTCTCATATACTCATATGTCTTATCCATCTTAGGTGCAATACCAGCTTCTTCATGAAAGAAGTATTTTACTGGCCCACCTACTCCATTTGTAGGATCTTTTTCAAATGACATTCCTTGTATAGTTCCTTTTAAACCTACTTCAGTTTTTCTATCACCTTTTCTAACTTCAATTTTTTGTTGCCACATCATTACCTTACTTGGGTTCATTGGTCTATACCAAGCAGTATGTTCATTTAAAAATGCTGCATATTCATCTAAAAATTTCCAAGATCCTTTTTCATTAATATAATCTTTAAGACTAGCACCTATCTTAAGAGTTACCCCTTGTTCAAAC